TGGTTCTGGTTCTGGTTCTGGTTCTGGTTCTGGTTCTGGTTCTGGTTCTGGTTCAGGCTCTGGCTCTGGTGCAGATGATATTATACTATGTATTTGTTTTCCATCACTACATTTATTAATACCATCTTTATCATGACGAGAACCAACTTTTATAGAGCGCAACCTTAATTGTTCTCCATCAAATATTAAAAATAACATTACGTATTTGGATCGTTGAGAAATTATTGGCAATTGTTTATTTAATTCCTCTGTATTTAAAATTTGATATTTTAATGGATCAGTCCCATCAGGTCGGTGTTTCCCTATACTAGAAATTTTATAGTTTATTTGTTTATCTTCCATACATACTTCCATATGAATTTCTATAGTATTACCATTTTTCAATGGTAAGATATTCTCAATCATTGTTGATAAATCCTTTTCAGGTCTATGTGTATTTCTACCATCATAACTATATTTTATTGGATTATGTATTTTTTTTCTAGTATTTCTTTTTACCATTTATATTAGATATATAGATTTTTACCAAAAGAAATACTAATGATTCTCTAAATCCAGTATAAAATTGCATGACTTAAAATACTAATATGATTATTAATAATATAATTTACAATGAATTCTAAAGTAGAAGTTCCTAAGCGTAAAAACATCATATTCGTATTTGATGTAGAAACTACTGGATTATTTCCAAAAAAAAATAAATATGACACAACCCCCTTAAAAATAACAGAATGCCCGTATATTTTACAATTAAGTTATGCTTTATATGATATTACATCTAATAAAGTATTAGAAACTTATAATACATATATCAATGTTGATAAATCAGTTCAAATAGAAGAAAAAATTACAGAATTAACAGGAGCTAACCGAGAATTATGCGATAAAGGTGTTAGTATTATAGATGCTTTAAAAGAATTATATAAAGGGTATATGAAAGCTAATACATGTGTTGCTCATAATGTTTATTTTGATCAACGAATGGTATTAACTGAAATTGAACGAAATAGAGATGAAATTATAAAAAAAGCTCCAGAATGTATGACATTATTTAATTCTACATATGAAGAACTAAATGATGTTGATAAGTATTGCACTATGAATAAAGGTATTAGTATTTGTAATATCGTTTTAGAATCTAAATACCCTGGAAAACCTCCTTCACTAAAATGGCCAAAATTAATTGAATTATATACAAAGCTTTTTGAAAATGAAAAAGTAGAAGGATTACACAACTCAATGGTTGATGTATTAGCTTGCTTACGATGTTATATGAAAATGAGACATAATTTTGATTGTGGGCTCATTACAATCTAGTTAAAAAAATTATATTTAAAATATTAATCAACTTTTTTTATGCAGAACACATTTCACATATTTCATCTTCAGTTCCTTCGCTTAAATTAGTTCCTATCTTCTTTTCTGGTTCAATTGTAAATTGTTGTGCTTGATGACGAGCACGTCTTCGTAAATAATATATACCTGTTTTTAATCCTTTACTCCAAGAATAAAAATGCATGGATGTCAAATTACTATAATTTGGTTCTTCCAACCATAAATTTAAACTTTGACTTTGACATATAAATGCTCCTCTATCAGCAGCCATATCTATTAAACCACGCATTGGTATTTCCCACACTGTTTTATATTTCTCTTTTAATTCATGAGGTATTATATCAATATGTTGAATACTTCCATTATTTGCGATTATATTATTTTTTATTTTATCATTCCACATGTCAATTTTCATTAAATCTTTCATTAAATATTTATTTACTACCATAAATTCTCCTGCTAACGTACGACGACTATAAATATTACTTGTAATTGGTTCTATACATTCATTATATCCTAAGATTTGCGATGTTGATGCGGTTGGCATTGGAGCTACTAATAATGAATTTCGAATACCATATATTTTTATATCTTCTTTTAATGTATCCCAATCATACATTTGAATTTTTTCATTGGGGTCAATATTCCACATATCATATTGTAATATACCTTGACTTGCTGGAGAACCATCAAATGTTTGATAACGTCCTTCTTCCTTAGAAAGTTTCATTGATTCTGTTAAAGACGCATGGTAAATTGTTTGAAATATACGTAAATTTATCTCTTTTGCCTTATCTGATGTAAATGGTATATTATATAACATAAATACATCTGCTAATCCTTGAACTCCTATACCTATAGGCCTATGGCGCATATTACTTAGTCTAGTTTTTGGAGTTGGATAAAAATTTACATCTATTATTCTATTTAAATTATATGTTATTGTTCTTACTACTGAATATAGCTCCCCATAATCAAAATATGTTTCTTCATTTTCATCTTTCTTTATAAATGCTGGTAGTGCTATACTCGCTAGATTACATACCGCTGTTTCATGTTCATCTGAATATTCTGTTATTTCACAACATAGATTTGATGATTTTATTGTACCTAAATTTTTTTGATTACATTTATTATTTACAGCATCTTTATATAATAGATAAGGGGTTCCTGTTTCCATTTGAGCATCTAATATTTGGAACCATAAATCACGCGCATTCATTGTTTTACGCCCCTTATTTTCATCTTCGTAATATTCATATAATGTTTTAAATGCTTCACCATATACATCTGATAATCCCTTACATTCATCTGGACACATTAACGTCCATTTACCATTACTTTTTACACGTTCCATAAACAAATCTGATATCCAAACCGCATAAAATAAATCACGAGCCTTTAAATCTTCATCACCATGATTTTTTCTTAAATCTAAAAACATTTCTATATCAGCATGCCATGGTTCCAAATATATCGCAAAACTTCCATTCCTTTTTCCTCCTCCTTGATCTACATATTTCGCTGTATTATTAAATACGCGCAACATTGGGACTATTCCATTCGATGTTCCATTTGTTCCTCTAATATCACTTCCTGACGCACGAACATTATGGATATGTAATCCTATTCCTCCTGCCCATTTAGATATCATCGCACAATCTTTTAATGTGTTATAAATACCTTCTATACTGTCATTTTCCATTGATAGTAAATAACATGATGATAACTGCGGCTTGGGAGTACCCGCATTAAATAATGTTGGAGTAGCATGTGTAAAATATTTTTTAGACATTAAATGGTATGTCTCTTCTACCCTTTCAAGATTATCTCCATGAATACCAATACTTACTCGAAGCCACATATGTTGAGGCCTTTCTACTATTTTACCATTTATTTTTAATAAATATGCTCGTTCTAATGTCTTATATCCAAAATAATCTATTAAAAAATCACGAGTATAATACAACATTCTATCTAATTCATCACTATAACGTTGAACTGTTAAAAATAATTCTTCAGATATTATTGGGGAATGCTTACCGTGTTTATCTTTATTCATATATAAACTATTCATTGTTTCCGTAAATGATGATGAAGTTGTTTTATGATGATTTGCTATTACCAATCGTCCTGCTAATACATTATAATCTGGATGGATAGTTGCCATTGACGCACATTGTTCAGCAGATAATTCGTCTATCTCCGCTGTTGATATATTATTATATAATTGATCTATTACCTTCATTACTAACGTTGTATAATTGATTTTTAAATTATTACGTAATGCTGGAACAGGGATATCATATGTTTCTTGACCTATCGTTTTTATTCTTTTTAAAATTTTATCAAATGATACCACTTCCGTCTTTCCAGAACGTTTTGTTACATACATTTCTTCATCTACATTAGAATTGTCCATATCCATACTATACTCTATTGTATAAAATAATCTATATATCATTTTATACAATTAATTCGAAGAATCTAATTTTATTAAACATATTGATTTTGTATCTGGTAAATTACTTATCGAATGAACACCTGATACATCATCTACATTTATTTGTATTTTCGGAATACGCTTCTTCGGAGCACGATGTTCATAACCTTTATCTTTTTCTTCTTCTATTGTTTTCCATATTTCATTAAATCTTGGTAATGCTTTATTAAACCATTTCCTATTTCGTTGAATTAATACACAAGATATTTCATCTAAATACCAATATAATCTATTATACAATACGTATTCATCTTTTAGTTTTTCTTTTTCATTTTCTATCCAATTATCTACTGATTCTTTCATTAATTCTATATTTAATGGCATATATACATAATAAGGCTCTTCATTTTTTGTAAAATCATTTTTTATAAAATATAATACTACACCTCTATAATCTGATTTATAGGTATTTAAATATAAATCTTCTTCATTATCATATTCTTTTATGCGAGTTTCTACAAAATCACACTTTTCTAATCCACAAGTTTCCATTTGTATTTGAGTCTGAATCCAATATTCTTCTTTCGGAATACCTGTTATTTCACGATTTACTATATTTTTTATTTCTAGCATATTTCCATATTTTATACTACTTTCTAGGATATTTATACCATCTGGCGACGCACCTATATAGTTATATTCTGGATGACGAATACACCCAAATTCTCCTATTTTTGTTTGATACATATCTTCATATATCATTATTGTTACTGGCTCATATCTTACTCCCCAATGCATTGGCGTTCCTACTCCCGCACCGTGATAATAATTATCGGGATTATTTATTGAATTACATTTTTCAAATATTAAACTATTTTGTTGGGCTTGACTTCCTAATGCTTTCCAAAGATTACTCGCTGTTAATAAACTATTTCGGAATTTATACCATTCTTCACTTCGCTGAACCGGTTGTGGTTGGTTTGTTATCCAATCTATTTGAACAGAGAGTTCTTTATTTATTGACTCTTCTACTTGTGGTAATTTATATGTTATATACTTTGAAGAACGTTCTGGTATATCTGGACTTATAATATCAATATATTCTTCGTGTATTTGTTCTACAAAATATTTTATATCTTCTATATCATCTTCATCACATACATTAAATACTAACCATTCTGTATATAATATAAACACTGCGTTTTCTATTACTCCTTTATAATATGTTGGTGATGATATTGATATTATATTATTTTCATAATAATCATCGAATAAACCGTATATTGTATTAATTATTTCAAATACTTCATCCTCTGTAAAACTATCTATAATCGTTACCGGCTCATCCTCCTCAGATTCTATACTTTCTTCAGATTTTATTGATTCTTCATCAAATTCTAATAATATATCAAAATTACTGTATTCCATACTATTTACTGGTGTTAATGCTATATCAGGAAAAGTATCAAATGATACGTTGTTACTTGTTAAATTTGATGGGTAATAATCTGAATCGTCATGCATTCTATTATTATAACTTAATGTTTTTATATTTATTAATTATTTTTTATTAAACTATTTTTCAATTTTTAAGGTTCTATTTTTTTGTCTATTACTACTTCTTTCAATACATTACTCATTATTTTATTTTCAAATTTAGTATCCTCTTCTTCTCCATATCCTCCTAAAGATGCTTGTGAATAATTAAAAAACTTTTCACATTCCGGTGTATTTAATATTTCATAATTTGGGTTCTCATCCTGCCACGGATATAATTGTTGTTGATTTTTATGAGCTATTTGTTTTACTGCTTTTCGTAGTTTTGATTTATTCGCATCTTCTTTTTCCCACTTTTCATCTTCTTTTATATATACCGTTTCTCGTTTTAAATCCGTACAGTGGATTGGTCTATTCTGAGGTTCCATATCACGTATTCGTTCTACCATTACATGTGATATCCCTTTTACAAATCCTATTTCACCTGTTCTCGCAAAGTCTTCTGTGCTTAGTTCTATTGATTTTATAAACTCATTTAATGTTATCGCATCTTTACAAGTTTCATTCAAATATACATTTAAATTGAACTTATTATGACTATTATTTGTATTATGACTATTACTTGTATTACCACTATTCTTTGCTATTTCTAACATTTGTTCTCTCATTTGTTTATTTTCTTCGTGGATTTTCTCATACATTTTATTTTGTTCTTTTAATATTTGTTGAAAACCTTGATTTTGTTTTAATAATTCTAATGTTAAAGATGAATTATTGGGTTCTGGCTCTAACATGTCATCTTGTATATTTTTATAAAAATCGCATTTCTTTTTATGATTCCATAAACCACTTCTAGCCTTGTAAGTTTTACCACAATCACATTCAAATTTTTCGGCGTTTTTCGGTGTATTTTTTGTTCTATTTATATGTTTTGCTGTTAAATAATGTCTATCTATATCCCGTTGCTTGTTACCTTTATAATCACATAATTTACATTCAAATTTTTCGGCGTTTTTTTGTGTATTTTTTGTTCTATTTATATGTTTTGCTGTTGTTATATGTCTATTCCAATCAGATAATTTAAAGCATGTAAAGTCACAATATTCACATTCAAAAATGTCGGCGTTTTTTGGTGTCATTTTTTGTTCTAAATATTCTATATATTTAGAACAGAAAAGTACACATTATATTATTCCGCATAAAATCTTTAAAAAAAATATGCAAACAAATATACAAAATACAATAATAATTTATTGCATTTTGCAAAGAACCCGTTTTTTTAACTATGTTTAAAAAATTCTATTTTCAGAATATCAAAATTGGACATTTTTAAAATGTCCTTTTTTTTTTTGTTGAACCATTTCTTTTTTACACTTTTTGATCTTTTTTGCGTAAAATATGTAATTATTAATAGTAGGGTTTGGCATTTTTTCGGCGTTTTTTTG